TCGTTGGTTCCATCAGATTCGAGTATTGAATCCAATGCATCTTTCACCTGTTGAGCGATGGTTTTCGCCAGACTGCGACGCAGACTTTCATCCTGTTGGTTCGTGGTTTCCACCTTGATGCTTGTCGAATCGAGATTGCAGGTGAAAGACGCGTTCACCATACTGTAGAAGATACGCGAAAAATAGTTTGGCGTGATATCCATGAGAGTTTCAAACTCTGGGTGATTGGAGAGCCAATGGATGTAAACATCATGCAGGGTAACGTTCGAACCTTTGCAACGAACCGGTCCGCTGGCGGCCAACTCGCAGGCGAAAGCCTTGACGGAGTTGGCAAAGATTACAGCATCTTTGTAGTTTTCAGGGCAATTCATGTAGAGCCTCCTTATCGATTAAATAGACACAGACGTAAGTTACACCGGCGCGACGAACGAAGTTAGGATTTGCGGCGGTGTTGAAAAGACGACCAAAACGATTTTTGGTTATCGATGAGCAGCGTTTGAATTCCGGTTCAGAGGCAACAAAGTCAAGAAATGCCTGGAACAGGATAGGCTTGGAGGTGATGTCATCGTGCAGGGTCCCGCGTTTTACGCGGCGACGGACAAAGGCTTCAACAGCGAATTCCATGAGGAAGTCGGGAATAGAATCTTCGGGACGAGGGACGCGTTTATCGTCGAGTACCAGGTGAGCAGGGTTTATACAAAGATCATGGTCACAGGTCTGGACAACTTTCATGCTGGGTGGAATTGGACCAACGAAAAGACGAAATGAGATTTCGTGGGCAAAGCAGTACCGTCCATTGTAACAGGTAACCGGATAACCATTTCGATTATTGACAGCATGGGTCCAGATCCAGCAATCGTCAAACATTGAAGTGGAATATTGACGCAGCTTGGCACGCATGGCATCTTGAATACTGAGTCCGTGACGATTAATATATCGAGACATTGCAGGTAATCTCCCTGTTTTCTGGTGCCTGATTAGGTGTTATTCTAGGCCTGTTTTCTATAAAACCCTAGATTTTTATTGTTCTAGCGTTTTAAGAAAACAAGTACTAAACTGCTCCTATTTAGGCACCAGACTTAAACCCTGCTCATGAACCAAATTCATCTGGTGTTGGATGAAGAGCTTCAGCCTGCTGTTTGCGCAAATCCTCCATGCTTTGGGAAGTCAGGGATTTGGCGATTGCTGAATAATCAACTGCTCCAATCGCTGAGAGTGGAAGTTCAGTAGTCCATGCAGCATTGGCGTGGATTCTTTCCCATGAGTTGTCGTCAACCGGAAAAGTTGTAACGGAAATATCAACACGAACTTTCCACTGTTGAGCATTGGCGATAGTTAATGGATTCGTTCCAATGAACGACGGTTTGGGTTTAGATTTGTCAGACATTGTAATACTCCTTTTAGGATTGGTGCCGGGGTCGGATGACCGGGTCACATTTTAAATCTCATAATTGGCCGTACTGTAAATCGAGTCCAGTTCATCAATGCACCGGCTGACTAGCTGTCCGATTTACTACGGTATGAATATCTGCGGAAGTGTACTCATTAAATGAGTGCGCATTGGTTCAAGTACAAGGATTGTTGGATACAGGATAGACCGGGTACCAATGTGAGCGAGAAAATATTCTGACGAGTCTCTGGTCACAGCACCTTCGGTTATCCAACCATCCCATTGAATCATCCGGAACTCCACTGCACTGAGGTGTTGTACTACAGGAACCTGCTGTGCAATGCGCCGGGTGATTGCATGCATTCGAATCTTGACTTGGACTTGAGTCATGTCATCCTGCTTTCTCGCGGGAATGTGCAGTTATCGCTCTCGATCGCCTGATCGCGTGCGAAACCGTCATTGCTTCAACTCCGCGAACTCCAATGATCAGGGCAACCTGCTTGAGCAGGGATTCATCACCACAGTTGTGCGTGACGCGAATGAGTGTAGTGGTAATCGGTGCGTTGCTTTGGTGGATCGCCTTGCCCCATTGATTGATGTAGTAATGGGCCAGGTCTTCATACGGTGCGCCGGGTTTCAATTGGTTCCACAACTTCTGCCCATACTCCTGCAGCATTCGACGTTGGGTACCGTCCATCACATCCCAGGCTTCTTGGTCCCCGACCAATGTGCCATCGGGTCCAAGTTCAATCGTGAACTGATCACGATCGCCTTTACCGTTGTCGATGAAAACGAGAGCGAGATCATTGCGGACAATGAGCGGTGGTTTGCTACCCTGCACTTTGCCACGCAAATAGTCCGCTTGGCTCGGTGCCCGACGAGGATCGCCGACCGGATACTTCGGCTGGATGTAGGCTTCACGTTCGAAGTCATCACGGTCGATGGTGTGAATAATGGTTTCAGACATCGCGTTTTCTCCCATTGAGCTCGGCGAACCGGCACTTCGCATATTGTGCCGGCTCGCCGGCGACTCTGCTGAGCTGATCAATCGGCTCGCCGCTCACTACTGAGCTGCGGGCATGTTGGTTGCAGCGGCGGCAAGGGCGTTCGCCATTTCCATGCGCTGCTTTTTGCTGAGTTTCTTTTCGGGTTCCTGTGCAGCGGGAGCCGGCTCGCCGGCAGACTCTGCAGGAGGAGTGGATTCGAACACCGTTTCGGAAGTGGGAGGAACCTCAGCAGTTGAGGTTTCGACGGTGGGAGCCGGCTCGCCGGTTGTCGCAGGAGTTTTGGCCGCGGTTTTCTTGATGATCACACCCCAACGAGAATCGAGGGAAGCGACCTTGCCGACCTGACTTGCGGTTTTACCAACCATCGTTGAGAGGAACGCTTCGCTCCGGAAATACACGAAGTTCTCTTTCCGGTTCAAAGTGTACCCGTTTTCCTTACGGCACCAGCACTGAACATACCGGTCAAGGTATGCGCTGGTCACCAGCTCGCCGCGATTGTTGCAGATGCCGAACTTATTTGCGCGCTCATCTGCAGCGTCGGTCGCGAACTTCACTAGACCAGTTACTTTGGGTGTTGCAGTCTCAGACATTTTTGATCTCCTTTTGGTCTGATTGATATTGAGGACGTCCGGCCTCGTCGGCAGTGGCAATACCACTGGAACCGTCAACTGCATCCCCATGTGTTGACGGGTTTCGGCCTGTTATGAGAGTTTTGATAGGGCAATCAGGGTTTTCGACAAGCGTTTGTACCCTGCGGTTGCATAATTCGCAGCCATCCAGCCACCGACAATCTTCACAGCTTTCATGATCTCGGGTTTGGTCATCATATCGGCTTTGAGTTTTGCTGCGGCTGCTTCACCCGCGGCGTCCATCCGATCTATGACCTCTTTTTGTTCAGCAGTTAATGCGTAAGCCATTTCAACCTCCATTTTCGAAACTCGATAAATTTGATTTTCATATTCATTGTATCACGAATGAGTTCACTGGGGAACATACTAAATGTCACGCAATTTTATGACAAATGTCACGCATTAATTGTTGTGATCTTTGCGACAATCAACGCAGACAAAATCTTCCAGAAAATGCGAAATTTTACACATTTTCATGTAGTACATCGCAAAATACTCATGACAATAGTGACATTGCGCACGACCGCCAGAACTCGACGCTTTCGCAATTTTACGCAGCACATCTTTTGGGATGACTCTGGGATGACCAGACCCACGCTGCTCTGGCTCAGTGTATGATTCCCAGTTATTTTTTCTACTCATTTTGATCTCCCATAGATTCAATTTTCTAGATCCATTGTATCATGCAATCTAGAATTGGGACACTGTCAAATGTCACACAATTGACATGACCAATGTCACACAGTTTATTTGAAATACTCGCACCATTGCCGACGGGTCTGTGTTCCATCTGCGTAGTGGGTGTACTCGATAACGAGTAGGAAATTGATGAACCGAAGGTTCATCGTGACAATACGGACAACTTGGTAATGGGGACTCGACGTCACGAGTCCGATAGTATTGGACTTGGTAGACATTTGGTACCTCCTGGTACGGTTAGTGAATGCGAAACATCACGACGGCGAACGCGACAAACGCACCAATGAGAAATTCTAACGGGTGCGCGGCGACGAACGCGACGATCACAGACAAAATGTAGACAACAGTTTCAATAGACATCGGACACCTCCCAATGTGGGCGATACAAATGCCCAGCGGTGCCCCCTGCACCGCGTGGGTTGGATGTGACTCAAACGGTCTTGGTCACGGGCGCAGTCCAGCGTTTGCTGGTGCTGGCGATTTTGCCCAGCTGGGACGCGGTCTTGCCAGGGTGCGCCTTGATGAACTTCGCGCTGCAAAAATACGCGATGTTCGCCTTGCGGTTGAAAGTGAACCCATCGCTGACGCGACACCAGCAGTGAATATAGCGGCGCAGATAATCTTCGGATACCTCGACGCCGTCAGAATTCACGACACCGAACGGATTGGATGAGAATTTCACTAACGCAGACATTTCACACCTCCATGTATGAGAATATCTATGATCTGGCCAGCCGGCCAGTTGATCAAACTGAACTATATTGATAGTACAACGATCATTGTCATAATAACATCATGTATTATGTCATGTATTTTTATTATACAGGCATTGTAAATTGTTTATACATATAACGTATAATGTTGCTTTGTAATAATGTCATATGACAAATATTACAAAGTAACGTTATACATTATACAAACCATTGAACCATTGTCATCAATGGTGAATTGGTTTCATAACCGTTGAACCAATTTCACGTTGGTGACATTGGTTGCCAGCACGGTTGTGCAGAAAAGAGGGTCAGAGCAAATGTGCTAGTCAGCATCTACACTCTCAGCTATTCCGTTAATCTTTTAGAAATTCATTTTTGTAAACAAGACTAAAACTCCAAAAATTTTTCGGGAAGTTTTTCAAAATTCAACATTAGAGATCTCTAGAAAACTGGTCTAAAACTGGCCTAGTCCACCTCAAGATTTTGTGTTATAATCTAAATATACAGAATTTCTTTAATCCCGATTGTTAGATCGGCGACTCTGTACGTCATCTAACAAATATCCCTGCAAGGTCAAGGAGATTTCAATGAAAGACGCAGTTCTTATACAATGGGCATCAGATGCCGAATATGCAATGCCTGTCGGTCTATATTACGATCGTCACATCGAGTATTGTCATCAACACAATCTCGATTATTGGATGCTCACCGGTCCTCTTCGTTTTGAAGAGCATATCGCTTGGAATAAACTCCTGCTCGCCAGCCAAGCATTCACCCTTGGTTACGAACTCGTAGTTTGGCTTGACACCGACTCCTATATCTATGATACCAATGTCGATGTTCGTGAAGCCTGCATAACCGCGTTCAACATGGTTCGTTGGCATATTCCTCTCAAACACCTGCAGGCCGGTGTCATCTTCATGAATAACGGCAACGGTTATGCAAAAGCCATTTGTGACCGTCTTCTTGCAGAACAAAAGTATTATCTCGAAGTTTTTCCAGACCTGCATGGGTGGTTTGAGCAAGGTCAAATTAACCAAATCTCAAAACTCGGTCCCAACATTCGTCATTTCACCGATCTTGCTCCCCGCTGGAATTGGTGCGAACGTTTTTGTAAACCCTGCACTGATGTTGTGATCAAATCATGGCACGGCATCGTCGAACCGGAGCGCACTGCACTAATGCGCAAGGAGTTTGGGAAATGACCGCTCCTACCCCTATCCTCATTCCCTCTCCAGTAAATGGGTACTCTTGTCCTGCTGATCCCGGCGAGCCGGGTACCGGTGTTCCCCGCCTCTCTATCAGTGATGAAGAAGGTCGTGTCCTCATCGAACTCACGCGTGGCCGCTCCGTCGTAGAGTTTGGCACCGGTCTAGGTGTCTCCACCAAATATCTCGCCAAAAAAGCTCAATTTGTCCTCACCTACGACATTGACCCATGGGTCGCCACCAACATCGCCCCCTCGCTCCCCGCCGGCGTCCAATTCACCGACTGCCTCCCCTTCCTCAACATCAATGGTAAATTCGACTGCGCTTTCATCGACTCCCTCCACACCTACGAACAATGCACTGTTGACATTATCCTTGCCCGACAACTCGTCAAGCAGGGTGGTCTGATCATTTTCCATGACCTCTACATCGCAGGTGTTCGCCGCGCAATTGAAGAATCCGGTCTCCCATTCATCCACATCCAAACCGTCGCAGGAATGGCCTTCATTTGGAACGACTTCCCGCTTGACGTGAACCTCCCCAAAATCTCCCAACTCCTACAAACCGCGCAAACTCCGCAAATCCCGCAATCTGCGCAGGTGTAAACCACCAAAGGCTCAGTACGATGTCAAGTAGAAACCCTGCTTTAAAGACGAAAAACAAACCGTTAAACGAAAAAGAAATGATTTTCGTTGAACGGTATCTTACTCATTTTAATGCGGCCAAGGCGGCAAAGGAAGCGGGATATTGTCTTGAGTCGCCAACTCATCAACGGCTCGCCGGCTATGAACTCGCCAATAAGGGTTACATTCGCAGGGCAATTGACGACCGCATCAAAATGCTTTGTATGGAAACCAATGAAGCATTAGGTCGTCTCGCGGCCATCGCACGCGGCGATATTCTCGATTTTATGTCGAAAGATCCGGAGACCGGACTTTGGTTTATTGATCTTGATAAAGCGGAAAAGTCCGGTCTTTCGTATCTCATTAAGTCGTATACCGTAACTCGTGAAGGTCCGCAGCTTGAGTTGTATTCGGCAACAGAAGCTCTCAATACGATTTGTAAACATCTCAATATTCTAAAACAACCCGATACTGAAATCAATGTTTCGCTTTCAGCCTGGGCAACATTCGTGCAGAAAGCAAAACAAGAAGTGGAAACCGGCACTCCTCAACTTCCGATGAGTAATGATGTTATTGAAGCCTCTTTCATTGAGACACCAGTTTTTGAATCCGAAGAAATAGAGGATAATGGTTAGCGTCGCAACAGTTCAATCACCACGAGTCATAACTCCCGCTCAGGTATTATTCGATCCTGAACGGTTTGCTGCACATTTTCTCTATATACTCGATAAACAAAAAAGACTCCGGTTATTGCAATATAACCCTGCTCAGCACGATTTTGCAATTCATCGTACTGGTCGAGATTTGGTTCTTAAAGCACGACAACTTGGATTTTCAACAATGATTCAAGGTGAATTATTTCGTCGTGCAGTTACTCAGACGACCACCGCAATAACGATGTCGCATGATGACGCCACTACGCAAAAACTTCGCAGAATTCAAGAACGATTTTGGGAACATTGTCGACTCCCAGGTGATGTTCGACCTGCACGAAAATACAATAATTCAACTTTGGTATCGTATCCAGAATTTGATTCGACAGTTACAATTGCCACCGCGGGTAGTAAGGATGTAGGTCGAGGTGATACATATACCGATTTTCATGGAAGCGAAGTTGCATTTTGGCCTGATGCAGAAAAGATTATGGCGGGTAGTATGGAAGGCGGTAATCCAAATATTACTCTAGAGTCGACGCCAAATGGAGCATCAGGTTGGTTTTATGATCGTTGTATGGAAGCAGCGTCAGGATCGAAAGAATGGACTTTGCACTTTTATCCTTGGTGGTGGGATAAAATGTATAGAATTGCATTAGATAAAGGTGAAATTCTTGATCTTGATGATGAAGAAAAATACATAATGCAACAACATAATCTTAGTGTAGAACAAATTAAATGGCGTCGTAAAAAGAAAGCGACATTAAAACGATTATTTGTTCAAGAATATCCCGAAGATCCTGAGTCTTGTTTTCTTGTCTCTGGTGAATCTTATTTTGGTAACATGGCAAATTGTTTTAACGCCCCTCTAAACGAAAAACGCGATCTCCTGCATAAATATTCGGCGGGATTAGATTGGGGAAAAGAAAATGATTTTACAGATAGAATAAAATCTGGAGATAAAACAATAGCAAGACCAATATCATGGGGAAAGAAATTAAAGGATTATAAGACTATTACACAGGGTGTTAGAGCTATGCAAAATTGGAACAATCTTGTTTATGATATTCATAATACTGGATCCAAAGCTTATTTATTTCATATCCAAGGAATAGATTTTGATAAAGCTCCAAAAGATGTTATTGATAATTATAATAAGAATTTTCAAGGTCTGGGGAAAAAACTAGATGTAGTTGGGTTGCCAGAAGATGAACCACGACTTCCAGAATATT